CCGGAAACACACACACCAGGTCGGGACCGAGCATGACAGACTTAGCATCTCTCCATTACTGAAGATAGCATACCAATGCCAGTAGTGGGGGGTCTTCGTTCCCTGTCTTATTCGGATCCAATCGGCCTTCACGGCGAAGAGAATCTAAAAGAATCAGGCTATCCAACGGACCTCACGTACACAAAGTATGAGAAACTGTCAATACGCTCGAGACCGGCCTGGCCGGTAAGAGTGTGCGGGGAAGTTTAAAGACCTACCCAGGTCAGGGTGATATACCAACATCATACCTACATCCTTAGCATGCTTAGGAGCTATACGACAGCAAAGATGCCGCATCCAGCGTATGGCCTCACTTAAGAGTAAACAGTTTACATCGATCTAGGATGATATGAGTGTTTAACGACACTCCTGTCGTGTTATTGACTCCGGGTCACAACCCGTAAGTTTAAAGACATTGATTGGTCTAAATGAACTCACAGTAGGTCACGTCCATCTCCACAACAAATGACCCAATGGTCGTGGTTGTGTCAGCTTGAGAGTTGATAGAGTAAGCCTGAAAGACAGCCGCGATACACGTATCATTAGAATGATTCGTGGTTGCGTCTGTCCACTTGGGCAAAGCCTCTAGAGAGGTTCGAGGAGTCCACGTGATGGAGAGGTTCTCCTTAACATCGCCTAAGACCGAAGGGTCATGGCGAATAGGATAACCACCCGGAACGCCATTGTTGGTATTACCGTCAATACCTAAACACATCTGACCGCCCACCGTATAAGGTAGGGCAGGAAGATATGTAAAGGTGAGGGAATGAAAGATAACCTGTTGAAAAACAGCTTTCATACCCGTGATCGAGGACGTGAAAATCGCGCCAAGATCATGACCGGAAGTACCAGTAATGGCAATCTGATAGTACTGATTAAGGACACCTGAAGAGGTATTCTTGATCTGCACAATATCACGGAATGTGGACCGAACGGACTGCTCGCGAATGATCTGGCGACCGGGAGACCTCTTACGAGGAGCCTTCCGGCGCTTGGTCTTGCGACGACGCTGAGAGCGAGAGGGACCCATTGTCAGAAATTGACGATTGGTCCCATTCGGCATACCGGTGAAGTTCGTGCCGGGCGACTGTTCGACTCCGTTTAGAAACGAAGCGACAGAACGTCCGACATAATTTCCCAATGCGCGTACGGCAGGAGGCCCGTACTGACTGGCAAGACTGCCGGCCAGTGACGCTGCCATCAAACTGCGATTGCGTCGATTGAGAGAAAGTGTCATGATTGATTGTTGTTATTGTAATTCGTTCATCCAGTATGGACGGATTCTTACAAGTGAGATGGGAACTTCCTAATCTCTCGTTTCAAGCTACAGCTCTGCTGTTCCCTTGGAATTACAACAATCTTCATCTTGGCTTATGGACAGGTGCGCTCCCACAGCACACCATCCCCTCCTCACACCCTGCCACCTATTGAGCTCTTGATTGAGCTCAGGTGATAGGATGTCCATCGACCCCTTGTTCTTCAAGAGGTATCGACGCCAGCGTCTCCATATATGGACCCGCGCTGACGAGTTCGATGTCACCTTAGTGAACCATCGAACAATGGGCATGAGGAGGTTCTCGTAACCCGCTCCACGACTGTAGGGATCAGGAAGATTCACACGAGTCTGACTCTGAAAGTCAAAGAACTTTCGTGGAAGAGGACCAGGGTCTGTAATCTCTAAGAACTCAAGGCGTAAACGCCGAAGGGACTTAGGGACAGCGACTTGACATGCCGAGATGATTCGACTGTACTCCGTACGTCGACCATCGCGGTAATTAAAGTTGCCCAGACGGTGGGCCTCCATCCAGAGTCTCTCCATTCTGGAGAACTCGTGACCTACAGGGACCTTTGCTCCAAGACATCCTAGATCTCGGGGACCATAAATGGAACCCGGGAAATCTTTGAGATGCTGAGCATAACGCCGTTGGAAGAGGCGAAGACCCCGGGCTACCATCCTTTCATTTAGGAGGGTACCCTCGAAGTCACGCCACAAACTGGAGAGAACCTCAAGTGGGAGAACCTCACGGCCGGAATCATCTACGCTCAATAAGCTAGATGAATTCAGGAGACCAACATTCGGCACAATGACACGTTCAAGACCCTTTAGGGACTTGGACCAGACAAAGTACTGCGAGTTGATCATCCAGAAATTCCGACTAAAATAGTTCTTCCCAAGGGAAAACTTCAGTCCAACACAGCGGGTAACATGCTTCCACCTCTCATAGAGGAGGGGAGTTGATGCAAATGCCACGTCGTCGCCATTAATGCGAAACTGCGAGTCAGGCCCAAGGGCCAGTCTCGTAGCTGCTCCATTAATGACACATAGAAGAGGGAAAGATAAAATATTTCCCATCATCTGACCACGTGTCACAGGGATCACTTCACCATCAAGGTGAACGTCGAGGGCGCCAAAGGAGCGAAGTGCCAGACTTTCTAGGAACGTCTCAAGCTGATCAGACATCCAAGAGCAACGCTCTGGAAACTGATAGCGAGTCTTCCGAAAGAAAGCCTTCAAGGCACACTCCGTGGCCCAGAGATAAATATTATCTGTGGCCGCCTCGTAATCCCCACTGCAATAAAACTCACCCTTCTTTAGGGAGGGAAGCTGTCGCAGGGCTCCGAGAACATCCTGAGATCCAACCAACTGATAGGTTGGTGTTGCCCGTAGGGCATCATGCCAACCTCGCTGGATGGGCTTCAGGAGATTCAAGTTCCAAGATTGGCGCGTAATGATTCGCACCTTAAGCGGCTCAAGCAGGCCAACCGGGATCGCCTTCTCTCGTGGAAGGATACCACCCGGGGCGAACAGAGGCTCCTGATGGTCAGATCTGGCACGGACCAAGAGATAAGAGATCACCTCGTCCCATGAGGCCTCAACGAATTTCTTCAGTTGAGGCCCCACAGACGAGCGAACCTTCTTCTCTAGTAGGTCAATGCGAGAGACCACCCTATAGGGGTCCTCTTCGCAGAACTCCTCCTCCACACAACCCGACTCCGGTATTCCAACCGGGGAAAGGATATCGTCGTTCATCATCCGTCTAATGTAAGACTGCACTCCCCCCTGACCCTTAGGATTCTCCACACAGGAAGAAACTGAGGGTGCAAAGGGACGGGTGTAGTCTGCCAAGAAGTGGGGGGCCAGTGAATCAACTTCTTCCTCGATGGCTCTCTCGAGCATCTTTCGAAAAGGAAATTGTCCTGGATCCTCCCTACTCAGGGACTTGGCATAGTCCTTAAGCTTGGCGTCAACAAATGACTGAGGAACGGCGGGGAAGAGGCGCTTTGAGTACGCCACGACTCCTGCGAGCCTAATGATTCTTTTGCCAAAACGGCCACCTGAACCAAAGATGTTCCGGAAGTACGACTGGGCGTGGGTCCGGAGATACGCGTAAGGGACCTCAGGCATACCGGGGGGGAGATCGTCACCTAAACAATAGGGTATCCAAAAGGATACGAAGTTCTTCACGAACTTCACGACATCACCCACCTCGGTCAGCCCGAAGTCACGAACGCACATCTCTAGACGCAACACGCCTGGAAACGTTCTTCCATACAGGCCTAGTGTTTCCACCAGGCCCTTATCGCATTCCGATAGGAATGCGAGGGGGTCAACAACCTTGGTTGTCGAGGGAGTCTTACCAGACTCCATCGGCAACCGGCCCAAAGGCCGTCGAC